ACAGTGAAAAACTCGGGGTTGTCTTGCGCCCATTTTGCAAATTTGTTGACCAGGGGAAGAACGGCGTCGAGCACAGGGATGAGGGCTGCGCCGATTCCTTCTTTGAGTTCAGCGATGCCGAGGGTGAATTTGGCTAGTTGTCCTTCGGTTGTGTCGCCCGCTGCCTTGCCGAACCCGCCAAAATTCTCGGTCAGTTTTTCAGTGATGGCTCCGAAGTCTTTTGATTTGATGAGTCCTTGATCGAGTCCAAGTCCAAGTTTGCCAAGGGCGTTGGTGTTGCCGTCGTAGCCTTTTGCCAATGCTGCGGTGACTGTCTCAAGGCTTTTCCCTGATCCTTTTGAGATGTCAACGGCGAGCGCAAGGAGTTCCTGTGCCTTTGTGACGTCTTCTGTGCTTCGTGATAGTCGAGCCATAGCCGGACGAAGTTGGTCGTCCGAGGTGTTGGTTGACAACATGAGTGAGTCAATAAATTCGGAGTTGGCTTTGATTTGTGCGTCTGTTGCGGTTGTTGATTTGCCAAGTGCAATGGCAAGAAGGTTGGCTGCTGCCTGGTCTTCAATGGCTGCCTTTGCACAGTCAAGAAGTCCAGCTGCTAATGCTGCGATAGCAATGCCTGCGGGGACGGCTGCTTTCTTGATTGCAAATTGTGCCTTTTCGCCGTTGGTTTCAAGGTTCTTAAATTCCTTGACTGCCTTGTCAATCCCTGCGCCGTTAAACTCTGTGATAATTGGGATTGCGATTGTCATTTGAGTTCTCTTTCGACGCGGGCTTTGACTTCATTGGTGGCGCGTAAAAGTTCGCGTTCAATCTCTCCGCGCTTGCGAAACACGGCGGGTCCAAGTACGCGCGTGTGATTGGGACGCAGTTGCCCAAGTGAGTCCCCAAGACGGTTTTGGTTGGCTCGTCCCGCTGCTTCAAAGACCGCAGCTGCGACATTGGTCTGGGTGATGTAGATCAGGGAAGTTGCCTCTCGAGAAGCGTCAACCTTTAACTTGACTCCAGCGATTGCCTTTGACACGGAGAACGGGAATATCTTCTTGTTGGCTTGTTCCCATTTGCGAGCCATACCAGACAACGGAACTTTTGTGTAGCCCTTCTGAACCTCTTGAATTGCGGGTGCAGCAATTTTTGTTGCGTCAGCGGTGAACTGCTTGCGGAGACCAGGCTCAATCTTGTTAAGAGAACGGATTGCGTCACGGACGCCGACGACTTCAAGTGATGTGCTAGTTGTCATCGTCTGCTCCTTTGTGCTTTCTGTTGTTCGTTCAACACGTCAACAACCGTGAAGAGATCGTCTGTGTCGAATGGGATGTCCGGTGTCCAGTATCCAGTCGCGACAAGTACCTCTGCTAATGAGCGTCGGTAGCTGCCGCTTCTGTAAAACTTGGGGAGTCCTCCGACAAGACGTCAATTGCTTTTGTGTTCTTGATGAATTGGTCAAAAGCGAGGGGAACCATGACGCCCGCAACCTTTGCACTTTCATACGCAAAGAACGCAAGGTCTTCTGCGCCGATGCCGTTGGCAAGGCTTGATGCTTGCCGTTTGAATTTGCGTTCCCATGCCACGACAACGAAGAGATTCGTTTCGCATTCATAAGGGTCGCCTTCAATCGGTGTTACTTGTAGTCGGATTTTCATTTGTTTCCCTCTTTTATTTTCTAGACGATGTCTCGAACCCAGGTGCCGTTTGAGAAACTCACCGAGGCTACGGCAAGGGTCCCGATAGAACTCATGATGACAGGAGCTGCGTCAAGTGTGCACGTCGATATGACGAACTCTGGATTGCTTGCAGACTCTGTGGTGCCTGATGGCGACACGGTGATTGTGCATGAACCCGCTGAGACGATTGCGCTGAGGAGTGTTTCGACTTCGCCGACGCCATAGGAAAGATACAGGTCAAGGTTGACCGCCACCGTTTGAAGCCCTTTTGAAGCCTGTCGTCCCGTGTCCTGGAGGCTAGTTGACTCAAGAAGTTCAAAGCCCAGCATGACTTCACATTTAGAAAGTTGATCTGAGACGTCAATTGCTGATCCGCCAGTTGGGGTGATTGAGCAGGTTGCACCTGACAGGAATGTTGTTGTTGCCATTGGTGGCTCCTTAGTTTCTCTTCACGGCGATTGCCACCGTGAGGTCGTATGTGGGTATATCTTGCCCGCCGTAGTTTGCATTGCCTGGACGGGCGTCTGTAACTGCGATGGGCGAGTTCATGATGGTGTCAACGGTTGACATGAGATAGTCGCCTGAGTCCTGATTGCCTGGAGGAGCTGCCAAGACTCTGACGGGAATCCGAAAGTCGCCGACGTTGTATGTGAACGAGGTCATGACAGGAAGTTCAATCATGACGGACATTGGTCGCGCGTTGCGCGGGTCTGTGACTGGCTTCAGGCCGAGAGCGGTGAGTTGTGTTTTGATTGCGTTGACTGCGTCGACGAGGATTCCTGTTGCAGCCATTACGCGACCTGTGGCCTTCCGCAACCAATGAGAGCCATGATGCGTCCCATAGTTGACGGGATTGGGATTGAAGACATTGCGTCAAATGAGGCAAACGAGTCTGCTGATCCGCGCTCACGATAGAGGGTTGCTGCGTACATAATTGTGCCGAGTTTGACGTCGGCACCTGGCACAGTTGATTGCGAATCGGTGTAGCCCGCTTCGCGACGCTTGCGAAATATGTAGTTGTTGGCAGCGTTAACGCAGACCGTAACGAACGCTGTGTCGTTTGCGGTTGCAACGTCGATGCCCAACCAAGAGGTGACATCGGCTGCGTTGATCCATGAAACGGACGGGGTGAATGTGACTGTGCCGGTAGCGATAGACCGTTCGTAGTCTGTGCCTGCGTTGACATAAAGAAACTGGTAAAGACGAATTACATCGGAGTCAAATTCAAGGTCGCCCTCGTCAGATACCCCGATGAACTCAAAGTCTTGTGTTGAAACAATTTTGTGAGTTCCAGAGAACCCGTGGTCTGCGCCTGCAATGACCACAGAGTCCCCGACTTGTATGCCTGTTTCAACGAGGGTCTGAAGGACGGCGTACCCATCGAGGCGCGTATGAAACGCGAGATCGTAAGTAGCCATCGTTCAGTCCCTGTCGTGTCTCAGGACTAAGCCTGTGGGATCAACATGAATTGGTTGGCGTCAATCATCTTCGGTGCGAAGTATCCGCGGAAGGCAATTGTGCGAGACAATGTTGAAGGGTTGTCCAGGCTGATTGCGCCCTTCTGCTGTTCGTAGCAACGGAAGGCACCAGTTGCAGCTGCACCGACAATGGTGGTCTTTGCTGCGAAGTTGGTGTCAACTACGAGACGAAGTCCGAAGACAACTGATTCGCGGGAGCCTGGGTTCATTGAACCGAATGCATTCATTGGGCCAACCTGTGGGAACAATGGACGGTCTGCGGTGTCGCTGAGTTGTCCAAGTTGTGCGAACACGTCTGGTGAAACGAAGAGATGATCTGGGAGGTAGTAACCGTTGCTCAAGATGGTTGTTGCGCAAGCGTAAACTTTTGCAATCCAGTCAGCAGGGTCAGTCGGTGCGACGTTGCCGGTTGTCTGTGAAGTACCTGCAAGAAGCGCGTCAGCGGCTGCATTGTCTGTGGCTAGGGCGTATTTCTTGCCCATGTCCTCGAGGAGTCCGTTGAGAACTTCTGGTGAACTCCAGTCAATTGAAGCCTCGGAGACTTCGACGTATCCGCCGTAGATGTCCTTGGTGATTTGGATGTCATCAACAATGAACTGACCAGCGGTGATTGTGGTGTTCTGTGTCTGTGGCCCACCGATTGAGGTATGGGTTGTGATTTTTGGAACGATGAAGACCTTTCCTGACTGAGGCATCTGGCGAGCGCCAATTGCATCTACAACTGGACGGAGACCTTGAATCCCAGAATAGATAGGAGCCAAAATTGGCAATGGCATGATGCCATCAAGATCAGCGGTGGTCACATCTGGAGCAGCGGCTTTGATGCGAGCGTTGAACTCGGCAGCAATTGAGCCACCTTGCATCTGTGCTGAGATCCATTCGCCAGCGGAAGGAAGTTTGAACTCTTTCTTTGCCGAAGCGAAGATTGGTGATGTTGGGAT